TTCAGCGATGCCACGTTCTGCATGAGCTTGGTGCAGCTGGGGATGGATGAAGACGGCGACCCGCTGACTTCGCTGGTGGCCCGGCACTTGAGCGGCAAGGAAGAGATCGAGCACGCGCGCCTGGCCGAACAAGCCGCCGGGCGGGGTGGGCGCAACACCAGCTTCATGGCTTTGGTGACCAACGGTATGCAGGTGAAGGATCTGCGCAAGGCTTTCTATGCGCTGCTGGAAGGTTGCGATGCTGAGGCTAAGAAGAAGGCCTACCTCCGCGCCAAATCGTGGGCAGAGCAGCAGGCCTTCATTGAGGTGGTGGAAGGCGTTGTGATTGACCTTCGAGAAGGTGCGAAACAGTGATTTCGCGCCTTGTGGGAATGTCCCGTTTTGCCTTGGAAATGTCCCGAATTTGGGGACATCAACCGGGGGACATCGGCGGGGGACACGCCGGGACATCCCCTAAAGGGGATGTCCCCGCGGTTCGTGTCCCGTGTGTCCCGGGACATGTGTCCCGCACCGGTGTCCCTGATTGATTGATCGTGCCGCGCGCAGCGCGTCAGGAAAGGAAGAGCTGATGGGAAAGATACGAAGCACAAACCAGAAGGTCACTGCCACGGTCCACACCGTGGATCCGGTGATCGACGGCCTGCTGACCAACTGGGGCCGCTGGACGCAGGCCCGGGGCGCTGGGGCCTACAGCGAGAGCATCTGGCGCCTGGGTGGCCCAGGGCCGCGTGCGCGGCTTGAGGTGGGCGTGCCCACCGCGCCCGTCGACAACGCAGTGGCGGTGCTGGTGGAGCGCACTGTGTGCAACCGCGACTTCAGCCCCCGCATGCGCGACATTCTGAAGGCGCACTATGTGGTGCGTGGTCACCCTGTGCGCACCTGCAATCTGCTGGGCCTGCACCAGGCCAGCTATGACGAATGGGTGTGGCGTGCGGCCCTTTTCTTTGCCAACCGGTATCGGGCAGAGCACGGAGTCTGCGGACTTTCTGTTTGACCCGCGAATATCTCGCCTCACATAATCGCGCCACAATTTATCCCGTCCACCGCATGCGGTGTGTAGAGCTAGGCGAATGCCTGGCTCTGCCGTTCCGAAGAACAACACCGCACGCTGGACAACAACCCAAGCCCCGAAGGCCGCAAGCCTCGGGGCTTTGTCGTTTATGCCGCTGGCCGCGCCCAAGCCCTGCTGCGAACCAGGATGCCGAGTCCTGGTGTACGACGGGTCCAGCCGCTGCATGAGCCACAAGCGGCCGGCATGGGTCAACCCGGCCAGCCAGGTCAAGCGCACCACCGGCCGCAAGCTGCAGGCCCAGCGCGCTGCGTTGTTCCTGCGTGAGCCGCTGTGCCGTGTGTGTGCAGTAGCTGGGCGCCACACGCTTGCCACCATCCGCGATCACATCGTGCCTCTGGCTGAGGGCGGCACCGATGACGACGACAACGTGCAGCCCATCTGCAAGCCGTGCCACGACGGCAAGACGCTGGCCGAGTCGTTGCGCGGCCGGGGCATCGTGGTTCACGCCCCGACCGGCCCGGCACCAGCCCGGCCGGCCCGCCCCGTGCCCGCGGTGGAGCCGGGCAGGGTAGGGGGGGGTGAGATCTCTGGAGCGGTGCCAGCGGAAACCGTTCACCAAGTCAAATTTTTGTGTGCGGGAGTTTTGGGAGGGGGGGGTACCCCTGGTGATGGTCACGGCGATGCCACGGCGCTGTGTGCAACGGTGGCCGACCAGCTGGGCGGGGGCGACTGATGGGCGCGCGTGGACCCAAGGCGCTGCCGGCCAATGTGCATCTGCTGCGCGGCAACCCGAGCAAGAAGCCCATTGCCGACCTGGTCGACGGCTTCCAGCCGATCGTCGAGATCCCCGATTGCCCGGCGCACCTGATGCCCGAGGCCCGCAAGGAATGGAAGCGCATCACGCCCGAGCTGGAGCGCTACGGCCTGATCAGCAAGCTGGATCGGGGCGCGCTGGCGTTGTACTGCCAGGCCTGGGCCCGCTGGGTGTGGGCCGAGAAGCAGCTGAAGCGGGCGCAGGACATCGCCGCGCAGCGCCAGGCCGAGGCTGAAGGCAAGGGTGAGGTCTACGCGGGCGGCGACGGCATCACCATCCCCACGCCAAGTGGCCACTTCACGTACAGCCCGCACTGGGTTGTGGCCAATCGGGCCATGGACCAGGTCAACAAGTTCCTGGGCTCGTTCGGGATGGACCCGGTCAGTCGCAGCCGTGTGGCGCCCAGCTCGGTGCGGCAGGGCTCGCTGTTTGACGATGACGACGACGACGCTACGCCCAGCGGCGGCTTTGGTGACCTGTGATGCGTGACTACGTCGCAATCGCCAACCAGTACGCCGCCGATGTGGTGGAGGGCCGCCAGGCCGCGTGCAAGTGGGTGCGCCTGGCCTGCCAGCGCCACATTGCCGACCTGGCGCGTGCCGAGGCCGGTTGGACCTACGTGTTCAACCCCGAGCTGGTTGACAATAAGGGCAAGGCCTTCCGCCCAGCGGTGCGCATCTGCCTGTTTGCCGAGCTGATGCCCCACATCAAGGGCGACTGGGCTGCTCGTGGCGAGCGCATCCGCCTGGAGCCCTGGCAGGTGTTCATCCTGGCCAGCATCTTCGGCTGGATCAACCGCGAGACCGGCAAGCGGCGCTTCCGCCGTGCCGACCTGTACGTGCCGCGCAAGAACGCCAAGAGCACGCTGGCGGCCGTGATTGGGCTGTACATGCTGGCCCTGGACGGTGAGTTCGGGGCGGAGGTCTACAGCGGCGCCACCAGTCTCAAGCAGGCGTTGGAAGTGTTCAAGCCAGCGCTGCTGATGGCGCGGCGCGCGGCCGAGTACCGCGCCCGGTACAACGTGCTGCCCAACGCCAGCAACCTGGCTGTGGTGGACACCAACAGCAAGTTCGAGCCGGTGATTGGCAAGCCCGGTGACGGCGCGTCTCCCAGCTGTGCCATCGTGGACGAGTACCACGAGCACAAGACGGCCGACCTTTACGACACCATGGCCACCGGCATGGGTGCGCGGTCGCAGCCCTTGCAGCTGATGATCACCACGGCCGGTGACAACATCGGTGGGCCGTGCTTCGTGCACCAGGGCGAGCTGCAAAAGGTTCTTGAGGGCCTGATCGCCGACGAGCAGCGCTTTGGCATCGTCTTCACCGCCGATGCCGAGGATGACTGGACCCTGCTCAGCACCGCGATCAAGGCCAATCCCAACTACGGCGTCAGCGTCAACGCTGAGTTCATCGAGGCCCAGCTGCGCGAGGCGATCAACGACCCGCGCAAGCAGAACGTCTACAAGAAGAAGCACCTGAACATCTGGGTCAATGCGGCCAGCCCGTGGGTGAACGTCCAGAAGCTGCAGGCCTGCGGCGATGCATCGCTGAAGGCCGAACAGTTCCAGGGCGAGAGCTGCTGGATGGGCACCGACCTGGCCAGCAAGAACGACATCGCCAGCAACGTGCGGCTGTTCAAGCGCCTGGTGGACGAGGACTGGCACTACTACGCCTTCGTGCGCAACTACCTGCCCGCGGCGGCGATCGAGAAGCCCGAGAACGGCCACTACCAGGACTGGGAGCACCAGGGCTTCATCACCCGCACGCCGGGCAACATGATCGACCTGGGAGCCATCAGCGACGACATCCTGGCCGACGCCGAGCTGCATGTGGTCGAGGAGATCGCGATGGACGCGTGGGGTAGCCGTGAGATGGCACCTGCGCTGCAGGCCGAGGGCTTCACGGTGGTGGATGTCTCGATGACCACCCGCAACCTGAGCGAGCCGATGAAAGAGATCAACGCCTTGATCGACGCCGGCCGGTTCCATCACGACGGCAACCTGGCCCTGGTGTGGATGTTCAGCAACGTGGAGGTCTTCGAGGACCGCAACGAAAACATCTTCCCGCGCAAGGCCAGCGCTGAAAAGAAGATCGACGCCGCCGTGGCCTGCAGCTTGGCCATGGGCCGGGCCATGGCATCCAACCCCAGCAGCTTGACGGCCGCTGACCTGATCATTGTGGAATGAACTGATGGCCGGCCTTAAGCACCTGCTGCAACGCGTCTGGCTCGGCTCCGAGGGTGCAGCCGCCACCGTGGCCCAGGCGCCGGAAGAGCGCGCCAACTCTCTGGAGAACCCCAGCACCACGCTGGCTGACGCGGCGCCCTGGTTAATCAATGCCATGGGTGGCGGCATCGGGCCCACGGGCGTTTCGGTCACGCCCGAGAGCGCCATGCGGCTGTCGGCGGTGTACGCCTGCGTCCGTGTGATCGCCGAGGACATCGCCAGCCTGCCGCTGCACGTGTTCCGCCCGCTGGAGCGCGGCAAAGATCGAGCCACCGACGTGCCCGCCTATGCGCTGTTGCACGACTCGCCCAATCCGCTCATGACCAGCTTCAGCTGGCGCGAGATGACGATGGCCCACGTGCTGTTGTGGGGCAGGGGTCTGGCGGAGATTGAGTTCTCGCGCGGCGGCGAGCCCATCGGCCTGTGGCCCATCGCGCCCTGGCTGGTGCGTCCGCGCCTGGTCACTGGTGGCCTGGAGCTGGAATACCAGGTCACTCTGCCCGGCCGTACCGTCACGCTGCCAGGCTGGAAGGTGCTGGATATCCCCGGCATGAGCTTTGATGGCCTCAACGCCCTGTCCGTCATCGGCGCGGCAAAGAACGCCATTGGCCTGGGCATGGCTGCCGAAGAGTTTGGCGCGCGCTTCTTTGGCAATGCAAGCCGGCCGGCCGGATACCTGAAGATCCCGGCCGGGGTGAAGACCGGCGACGCCAAGGAAGTACTCAGGAGCTGGAACGACAGCAACCAGGGGCTGAACAACGCGGCCCGGACAGCCTTGCTGATGAGCGGGGCCGAGTGGCAAAAGATCGGCCTGACCAACGATGAGGCTCAGTTTCTGGAGACACGCAAATTCCAGGTGACCGAGATCGCCCGCATGTTCCGGGTGCCGCCCCACATGGTGGCTGACCTGGAGCGGGCCACCTTCAGCAACATCGAGCACCAGGCGCTGCAGTACGTGGTGCACACCCTGCGGCCGTGGCTGGTGCGCATCGAGCAGGAGCTGAAGCGCAAGCTGTTCGCCGGCACTGACCTGATGGCCGAGTTCAGCGTGCAGGGCCTGCTGCGCGGCGACATCAAGGCGCGCAGCGAGTACTACGTGCGCGGCCGACAGTGGGGCTGGCTGTCTGCAAACGACATCCGCGAGATGGAGAACCAGAACCCCATCGAAGGCGGCGATCTGTACCTGACGCCCAGCAACATGCAAGACGCGGCCAAGCTGGATGGCAACCAAAGCGGCGACCCGGCGGCCGATCCGAATGCCGACCCCAAAGCCCAACAGGAGCAGCAGTGAAGCAGCCCAACCCTAACGCGCCCGAGCGGCGCTTTGTCGTCGCGCAAGAGCTGCGCGTCTCCCGTGCTGACGGCGAGCCCATCCGCGTGCGTGGCTACGCTGCGGTGTTCGGTCAGCTGTCCGAGGATCTGGGCGGCTTCCGCGAGCAGATCAACGCGGGCGCCTTCACCGACGTGCTGGGCAACGACGTGCGGGCCTTGATCAACCACGATCCCAACCTGGTGCTGGGCCGCACCCTGGCCAAGACCCTGACGCTTACGCAGGACACCCATGGCCTGCTGGCCGATATCACCATGCCTGACACGCAGGCCGCCCGCGACCTGGCGGTGAGCATGGAGCGCGGCGACATCAACCAGATGTCCTTTGGCTTCACCGTGGCCGGCGATGGCCAGGCCTGGACCCGCGACGGTGCCGGCCCCTGGATCCGCACCATCAAGCGTGTGGCCAGGCTGTACGACGTGAGCCCCGTCACCTACCCCGCCTACCCGCAAACGGAGGCTGCCCTGCGCAGCCTGGCCGCCTGGCAAGACCACGTGCAGCCGCCCAGTGACGACGGCCACCTGCAGCGCCAGCTGCGCCTGCGCGAGCTGCAGCTGATCTAAGCCACCCCACAGCCACTTACCCACCCAGGGGCCTCTTCGGAGGCCCCTTGTCGTTTCCTGCCGCACCCACGCAA